GGAGTTGTTTAGGCAACTTCTGAATCCCACGCCTCGGGCATGGGATTGAGACTATGATCCAGTCTCGGTTTCCAGTCGGGGTAGACGTCGGTCATAAGGAGGCTTACGGCGATCGGATCCACGTGTTCGTCCCACGTTTTCTGCAGAAGTTTGACGGCAGCGCTATAGCGCTTGTGCCGTACAAACCGAAGCAGGTTACGTTGCGTACGCGGGGTGATCCGAGCGTAAGTTTCGCTGGTGCTGATTGCATGTCGAATTGCCGCCAGTGGTCCACCGTGTTCATGCGAAAGAGCTTTCACTTTTCGCACACGGGCGTGGACCAGGCTGCGGGTGTCTGTCCTTGAGTGGTACCTTGGTTGATCACCAGGGCGACCCGATGTGAATCTCTGATGAAGCTCTATTTCCGACAAAAGTCGGATTAGGGCCTCTCGAGCTGAGATTCCATTGGGCACTTTAGGCAGCACCTTAAGCGCGGCTCGTGCCTCTTTGTAGGTTTCTTCGGATTCCTTGGACATCACAGGGGTGGATCCGTAATGGAGATAGGCTAAAACGTTCCAGACGTTTAGCTTGTCACCGTTACCTCCACTTCCTGAGTCCGAGAAGGAACCGGGAACCGTCATTGAGACGCGAGACCGTGCGGCGATTCGACGCGCCAGTCTTTTGAGGATTGGGTGGTCACGGCTCTGTACGGAAGAAATTTTGTACAGTGAATCCGCGGCGCACCGACCTCGCAGGTTGGCGAGCGATTTAGCACCAGAGGCCTCTCCGATCCTGGTAAGGATCTCCGACTTTGCTGTTCCTTGGCACCGTGTCACCAGTTGTTCGCAGAAGACGCCGTAAAGGGCGCTTCGGAACGACTTGGCGACATTGGGAACGAGTCCAAAGAGTCGGAGATTCTCCTCGTATCGGTCGCAAACCTGTCGGGTCCAGAGGGCAATCAGATCGTCGCCGCATATGCGGTAGGAGCGAGCTGACCCCCCGGCCCTGGCGGCGCAGAATGCGTTGAGCACACATAGCACGGTCCACCCAGGACCGAGCCCCATGAGTGCCCCGCAAACTGACGTTACGCTGGAGCCGTCCGACAATTCGATCGCATGTTCGGCAATGACTGCCTCGAGCGCTTCGTCCCACCACGCGGGCTTCCCCACGTGAGTAACGATAGCGTCGAGCACGAGTCGAGCAAGCGGAATCGAAATCGGATCTGTAGACTTCGACAGGTCAGCTGAGTACACAATCGCATTGGGGTCATTATTGACGATTGTGACGGATTGACCACGAAGAGTGCTACGTGTCATCTGGAGATGTTTGAGATAAGGCGTCAGGTGCGACGTCATAGCTCGGGCTAACCAGTTGGTAGTGGCACTATGAATCGTGGCTATCCGGATCTTACCATCGAGCTGTACGATAGGGAGTAGTTTTGCCTTACGGTAAAACCTCCCTTCTTCGACAGTTCTTTGGAAAGTCTCAGCTAGCGACCGTTTCGAGGGGCTTGGTTCGATGTCGGTGAAGTATGCTGGATCGATTCCATCCATGATGCGACAGACTGTCTCAGGAGAGACCCTAGGGTCACTCAAGAGTTCAGCTCCGTTAGCACTTGGTGGTGTTGACCAGTCAAGTTCGCCGGCTTCTGCCAGGCTGTCCAGGA